TTGGCAATGCTGTGCTCAACACATTCCAAGGCGCGTTTGAGGCGATCAAGGTGCTTTGGGGTGCGCTGCCGGGCACGATCGGGGATTTCGCATTCCAGGCGGCCAATGCGCTGATCGCGGGTGTTGATGCCATGCTCAACGGTGTCGGTGAGCGCATCAACGGGTTTCTGGAGGGGATCAACACGGGGCTCGAGGCGCTCGGCGTGGAGCGCCGGGTGTCGCTGATCGGCAATCTGGAGCTAGGCCGGATCGACAACCCGTTTGAAGGCTCCGCAGCAGAGGCAGGCACCCAGGCACGCGACGCATTCGCGGCTGCCTTCAATTCCGATCCGATCTCGCCGCCCGATCTCGGGCTCGACCAATACGCATCCGATGCCCGCGCGCAGGCAGCGGCGCTGCGCGAGATGATGGCCGGTGTTGTCGGTGCCGCGACGGCTCCACTCCAGTCGGTTGCGGCACTTCGGGAGGCGGTCACGGCGAGCGGGGTGGCGGCGGAGGCCGGGCTGAACGGCGCGCGTGCGGCTGCCGAGGCGCTGGAAGAGACGCTGGAGGCGACAGAAGAGGCAGCAGGCGCTGCGGGCGGCGCCGGTCGAAGCGCTGGCGACGCGCTGCGTGAGGGCGCCGATACTGCGCGCACGGCGTGGGAGGCGACAACGGACGCGGTGCGCGCGGCGCAAGACCGCTCGCGTGAGATTGCACAAGGCCTTGCGCAGGATATCACCGGACCCATCAAGGACGCCTTGAAGTCTGGCGAGTTCAGCTGGCAGACATTCGCCAGTGCCATTGCAGGTATTGCGGGCAACCTTGCCAACCGGCTGATCGACCTGGCCTTCAAGCCGATCGAGAACGCGCTGATCAGCGCCTTTTCTGGCGGTGGCGCGGGCGGGAGCGGCGGCGGCGGTTTTTTCGCGAGCCTGTTTGGCTTTGCGAAGGGCGGTGTCTTTGGCGGTGGCCAGGAACTCACGGCCTTTGCCCGGGGTGGGGTCGTTGATCGCCCGACGGTATTTCCGTTTGCACGCGGGATCGGGTTGATGGGTGAGGCAGGACCTGAGGCGATCTTGCCACTCCGCCGGGGCCGGGGCGGGCGGCTTGGCGTCGAGATGAACGGCCAGATGAACGGCGAGGGCGCGGCCTCTGCCGCCCCCGCGATGTCTACCAGGATCATCAACGTGCTCGATCCTTCGATTGTTGGTGACTACCTCGCCACGCCCTCTGGCGAACGCGCGATCCTGAACGTCATCCGCCGCAATCGTGGGGCGATCAATGCCTGACGCCAATGGCCAGCCACCGCTCTGGCCCTTTGCGCCAGCGCAGGAGATCACGGAGGTGCTGGAATGGCGCACGGACGTGCTGCAGGCGCGGGCTGGCGAACAGCGTATCGCGCTGCGCTCCCGTCCGCGCGAGATCGTCAGCCTCCAGCATCGCTGTGACGCCCTTAGGATGGCGCGGGCGGCGGAACTGGCGCGGGCAGGCTTTGCCGGGGAATGGTTGGTTCCCCTCTGGCATATGGCGGTGCAGCCAAACGCCGATCTGGCGCAGGGTGCGACGGAGATCCTGATCGACACCGGCGTGTCGGACTTCCGGGCGGGTGGTCTGGCGGCAATTGGTGTCGATGGTGGCGAAGCAGTGCCCGTGGAAATTACAACCGTTCAAGCTGACCGGCTGATGCTTGCGGAGCCGCTGGGAACGCAACTGCCCGCCCTGACAGTGGCCGCGCGCCGGATCACTGTCGTGCCTGTCCGCGCGGGCGTGCTGACCTCGGCCGTGGAGATCGCACGTCGACGCCAGGGTGATGGAACTGTCACTGCAAGTTTCTTGCTGCGCGATGCGCCCGACCTCGCGGCTCCGACACTGCCCACCTATCTCGGTCGTCCGGTGCAGACCGACCCGAGCCTTGTCCGTGGCCCGCTGAGCGCCAGCCTGCGGCGCGCCGTCGAATATGTCGACAACGGCTTTGGTCCGGTCCTGGTCGAGCCGCTGCGTGACGTGTTCGAACGCGGTGAGACAGTTACGCTGAAGGCCCAAGGTCCCTCCGCAAGATGGGCGCTGCGCCGCTGGCTCTGGTCCTTGCGCGGTCGCCAAGCCAGCTTCTGGCTGCCGAGCTGGGGCCACGAGCTGCAGCTGCGCGCGGCCATGACCTCGGGCTCAACCCTGATGCGCGTGGCCCCCGTCGCGCCGCTGGCCGCTTATGTTGGACGCCGGATCATGCTGGAAATGCCCGGCGCACTGCGGTTCCGCTCCGTCACCGCCGCCATCGAGGACGGCCTTGGGCATCGGCTGACGTTGTCCTCGAGCCTTGGTGAGCCGGTGGCAATGGGTACAAGAGCGCATTTCTTGACAGCGGTGCGCGGCGATGCCGACAGGGTCGAGATCAAGCATCGAGCGCTCGTAAGCGACGTGACGCTGTCCGTTGTGGAGGTTGAGGGGTGAGGTCGGTCGCAAACCGAGGCTTCGGGTGTGGCGCTGTGGAGGGCGGGTTCAAGCCGAAAGTGACCGATGCTGCTCTGCAGATGAACGGCCGTTTTTTGTCGACGATGGGAAGTGGCAGGGCGTAGCCTTGCTTTACGAAGCGCTCAGGACATAGACTCAAATTGCACTTTCACCGTCAGAATTGACATGGAGTAATCGTTGTATGGAGAAAACCGAAGCCTCTTTCTTTGGTCGACTAACTGTAATCATCCTTATGGCAATGATGCTCCTTACTCTGACCGCTGGTATTTTCGACGGCAGGACGCTTAACGGCATATCGGTTTGGACCAAGCCCACAAAGTTCTTTTTGTCTTTTGCGCTCCATGTCGCGACTCTATTGATCTTCTTATCTTTCTTGCGCGTGAACATTCAAAAGAGCCGCACGATCCGTTGGACGCTGTCGGTCATCTGTGCAGCCGTTCTGCTGGAACTGTCTTACATCGCTTTGCAGGCGGCACGGGGACGCGCCTCACATTTCAACCGCGACACGCGTTGGGAGGAATTCGCCTACTACGGTATGGGGGCTGCCGTTGTCGTCGTCATGATTGGAACGGTTATCATTGGCGTGGCGGTTTGGCGGGGAGCCCGCAGTGAGATCGGGCCGGGCCTGCGGACGGGGGTAGTCCTAGGGGCAACCCTAGGAACGCTTGCCACTCTTGTAACCGCTGGCGCGATGTCCAGCATGCAACTGACCCCGACCGGACATTGGGTGGGAGGCGACCTAACGGACGCCACAGGATTGCCGATGGTGGGCTGGTCGACGACGGGAGGCGACTTGAGGGCCCCGCATTTCTTTGCAACTCATTTGATTCAGACACTTCCCATCGTTGGGTGGCTCTCCGACCGTATGACGCCTTCTTTTGCGAGGGGCCCTGTCTGGCTTGCTGCAATTGTGGGTCTGATTATCGTCGGGGCGACTTTCGGGCAGGCATTGGACGGCACGCCCCTGATAGGATCGAATGTGGCGCCATAGCTGACCTCGGTGCAGCCGTAGCGAAAGCGCACTTCGTCCCGCACACCAACCCTTGCTCCCGAGCGCAATGAAGGTCCGTTGCCACCCTTCATGCCACACGATCCCTTAAGCCACTTGATCGACCGGGCACACCTGCCAGCCCAGTCAGCGTCGCCCCGAGATGCACCACGACATCGCCGAGGATGCAGCGGACACGCCCACCCCCGCCCCAAACCCCGGACACCCCGTAAATGAGTTACGACGCAATCGAGGCCTCGCCCGCCGAGGGCCGCCCGTATTTCCTCTACCAGTTCATTGAGGGCGCGCAGGTCTGGCGCTTCACCAGCCGGGCCCAGAACTGGATCAGCGCCGGCAGCGACGAGGCCGAGATCACTTGGGACGCTGCCGCTGTCGCCCACGGCGATGTGGTGCAAACCAGCGAGATCGAGCGCGCGCGCCTAGAGCTGACCTGGCCGCTCTCGCATCCTTTTGCGCGCCGCTTTCTTGCCCCCTTGGGATCCACACCGGTGACCCTGACCATTTTTCGCGGCCATGAGCAGGTGCTGGGCGAGACCGTGGCGCATTGGAAGGGCCGCGTGGTCGGCGCGGAGGTGGAGGGGCAGCGGATCATCCTGCAAGCCGAGTCCGTGTTCAGCACGCTGCGCCGGGCCGGGGTGCGCGCAAAGTATCAACGCCTCTGCCGCCATGCGCTTTATGGGCGTGGCTGCGGGCTCGACATTGCGCTGCACTGGCAGAGCGATGTGATAACCAGCGTCGCGGCGAATGCAGTGATAATCCCGCAGGCAGCGGAAATGCCCGACGGCTGGTTCCGTGGCGGCGTACTGCGGTTTGGCACAGAGCTGGGCTTCATCACCAATCATGCGGGCCCAACGCTGACCCTGTCGCGCCCGATGCCGGACCTTGCCGCAGCGATCGTCACACCAGACCTCGACCCCGACACGGGCGAGCCACTGCCCGTGCTCGTCGACATTGCGCCAGGCTGCGACCTGCGCGCGGCCACCTGTGCCGCGAAGTTCGGCAATCTCGCGAACTTCGGGGGCTTTCCCGAGATCCCCGGCCGCAATCCTTTCGGCGGCAGCTCCATCGTCTGACGCGTCACCACCGACGCCAACCCAGACGCCAACTCCAACTCCTGCGCCCTCGCGCCGCCAAACAGCACAGAACACACCCCCATGGTCTGGACCTTCATCGCACGGCTCGTCCTCGGGCTGGTGCTTTCGGCGATCTCCTACGCGCTAAGCCCGCGCCCCAAGGTCGAGAAGCCACAAGCTGCTGGGCTCGACGATTTCACACTGCCCACGGCTGAGGAAGGCCGGCCGATCCCGGTCGTCTTCGGCACTGTGCTCATCACCGGGCCCAATGTCGTCTGGGCCGGGGACCTCAGGGTTGATCCCATCAAGAAGAAAGGCGGCAAGAAGTGACGGACCCGCTTCCAACCACGCCCGTTCGTGTCACCGTCCAGGACCTCCGCGCGGCGCGCTACTGCCTCGCGGGCGTGCGGCTGTGGTTTCGCCGTCACGGGCTGGGCTGGCAGGAGTTCCTCGACCACGGCATCGACGCCGACCGCCTGCGCGCCACCGGCGATGCGCTGATTGATCCCGTGATCCGGGAGGCTGAGACGCGGGAGGCAGCAAGGCTGGAGGTGGAAGATGGGCGGCAGTAGCAAAGCCCAGACTGTCGGCTATCGCTATTCGCTGGGCGTGCATCTGGCGCTTTGCCACGGACCGATTGATGCGATCCGCGAGATCCTTGTCGACAGCCGCACCGCCTGGTCGGTCACGACCGGCGGCGGGTTTGGCGGTGGCGGTGCAGCCGTCGAGACCCGCATCGGTGTTGTTGCAAGCATGGCGGCCAGCGCCGCGCTGGCGGGAGATACCGGGGCGACCATCAGTTTCCCCGGCACGCGCGCTGGTGTGCGCATCGGGCGGAACTATCGCCTGCAGCTCGCGAACGGGTCGAGCCAGACCGTCACACTGCAGGGCGTGGCTTTCAATGCAACCACTGGCGTCACCGCGTGGTCCGTCTTGCCGGAGGCGCTGAGCTTCCCGGCGCAGTCGGTCGAGGTCCTCATCGCAACGACGGCGGCCAGCAACGCCGGTGCGGGCGGTGGGCGCATCCGGATCGACACCCCTGCCCTTTTTGGCGGCGAGAGCCGCGAAGGTGGTATTGTCGGCGATGTCGATGTGTTGATGGGCGGGCCCGGCCAGGGTCCAAACGACTATCTCGCCGGGCGCATGGGCGGGGATGTGCCCGCCTATCGGGGCCTTTGCAGCCTCGTACTGCGGCAGGTCTATCTTGGGATCAATCCTTACCTGAAGCCTTGGGCTATCCGCATTACCCGCGTGCTGGTGGGTGAGGCCGGATCACCGCAATGGTATCCCGACAAGGCACCCATCGTCCCAGAGGCCAACATCTCCAATGCGGCGATCTATATTGCCCTCGACGTCTCTGGCTCGATGTCGGGCACGCGGATGGCGGCGCAAAAGGCGGGTGTTGCAGCACTGATCCGCGAGATCGGTGCCGGCGTCGATCCCGACCGGCCCAATGATATCCGCATCGTGCTCTGGAACGCAGGCGTCGCGGGGGCGATCGAGCGGCGCAACATGGGGCCAGACGACTACGCAGCGCTCGAGGCATGGATGCTGGCGCTGTCCAACAGCACCTCCGGCGGCACCAGCTTCGATGCGGCCTTTGTTGAGGCAGGGAGCTTCCTTGCAGGCAGCGGCTCCAAGCGCCGCATCGTCATCTTCGTAACAGATGGCGAACCCGCGCCTGCCACCTCTGTCGATGCAGCGCTTGCCCTGATCCGCACGCTGCCACCCGCCGACATCTTCGGCTTCAACATCGCACTCAGCGACACGAGCTTTACCGCCCAGATCGACAACACACCCGTCGACGGCGTGCCGGTCATTCCCGCCGGCAACAGCCAGGCGCTGGTGGCCTCGCTGCGCGGGGCCTTCGGCAACGGGCCGGACATGAACCCGGCCCATATCATCCGCGAATGCCTGACCAACCGCGACTGGGGTCTGGGCTATTCCGCAGTCGAGATCGGGGTCAGCTTCACGGCCGCAGCGGATGCGCTCTACGCTGAAGGCTTCGGCCTCTCGTTGATCTGGCAGCAGGACAGCTCAATCGAGGAGTTCATCGCCAGTATCCTCGATCATATCGATGCCACGCTGTTCATCGATCGGCGCACCGGGCTTTGGGAGCTGAAGCTGATCCGGGCGGATTACGTGGCGGCTGATCTGCCGCTGTTCGATGAGACCAATGTCGTTGATTGGGGCCGCTTGGGTCGAAGGTCACCATCTGATCTGGTCAACAGCGTGACCGTGCGCTTCACCGACGCCTGGACCGACGATACCGGCGCTGTCTCTGTCACTGACACTGCGCGGGTGCAGGCGATGGGCGAGGTGATCGCGACCACGCTCGAGTATCCCGGCATCCGCTATCAGGGGCTTGCCCTGCGCGTGGCCGAGCGCGACCTGCGGGCTCTGTCCGTTCCGCTGCTCACCGGTGAGATCGTCGTCAATCGCGAAGGTGCCAATCTCGGCCCCGGCGATGTAATCCGGCTGCGCTCGGCCCGTCTGGGGCTTGATGATGTCGTGATGCGCCTCTCCGAGATCGGTCAGGGCGACGGGCGCGACAACGGCATCCGGCTGAAGATCGCCGAAGATGTCTTTGCGCTGGGTGCCACCGCCATAGCAGGCGGGCGCATGCCGACGGGCACCGGCATCGCTGCTCCAGCACGGGCGCTTGTGCGGCGCATGGTCGAGGAAGCGCCATACTGGCTGCTGGTGCGCGAGCTTGGCCACACCGAGGCTGACCGGATCCTTGGCGAGGATCCCGATGCAGGCGCGCTGGTTGCCAGTGGCGAACGCCCGAGCGCGGATGCACTGGCGGCGGAGATGTGGATCGATGCGGGCATGGGCCCTGCGCAAGAGGGGACCGTGGCCTTCGCGCCAACGGCCCTGCTGATGGCGGACCTGTCCGACGATCCTGAAGCGCGCGTGATCCCCGTGACCGGCTGGCGCGATATCGGCGAGGTCGGGATCGGAACGCTGGCCAGCATCGGCGGCGAGCTGGTGCGCATCGACGGGATCACGCCCGACACCATCACCGTTGGACGCGGCTGTCTCGACACCGAGCCGCGCGCGCATGCGGCGGGCACACCGGTCATCTTCTTCGATGTAGCGGCGCGGATCACCGAGGACTCCTGGGCGGCGGGCGAGACCCTTGCGGTTCGGCTTCTGCCCGAGACCGGACGCGGGACGCTGGCGTTTGCAATGGCGCCGGAAGACACGGTCACGCTGGATCGCCGCGCCATCCGGCCACTGCCACCCGGCCGCGTCCAGGGCAACGGCAGCTATGCGCCCGATATCGACGCGCTGGTCACCGGTGATCTGCTGCTGACCTGGACCCATCGCGACCGGCTGACCCAGACCAGCCCAGTGATCGTCGATCACACCGCCGCGTCTATCGGGCCGGAGCCGGGCGTGAGCTACATCGTCGAGATCCGCTGGGTCGACCCGGATACTGGCGTCGCGCTGCTGCCCCCGGGCGTCGTCATTGATGGGGGGGTTACCAGCAGCTGGACACTCGCTCCTAACGACGTTCCCGAGACCGGCGCACCGGACCGCACGGCCGAGATTGAGGTCGCGGTCCGGGCCCGCCGACTGGTCGAGGGCAGCTGGCTCTCCGACCGCGAGGCGCGGGGCTTGCGCCTGACCGCCCCCTTCGCCGCCGGGTGGGATCGCGGCTGGGGATTTCTCTGGGGCAGTTGACCGCGATCCCAACCAGCATCACCGCCAACTTCATCAAAACAAGCGAGGACAAGCATGCCGGAACGGATAATGCCCGGGCTAGGGCTGCGCGCCTTTTATGACCCCGGTCAGCGCAACTGGGGCACATTTGTCAGCGAGGACCTGCGCACCCTTTCAGTTCTGGTGCAGGCACGCGCGCTGTCACGCAGCACTCCGCTTCCTGTGGCCGGCGCCGCAGGCGATATCGTCATTGTGCCGGAGAGCGCCCCTTCCGACTCAAATACGCTGGCCCTATGGGACGGCGAAGCTGGAAGCCAGACCTGGGTCTTCCTCACCCCTGAGGAGGGCTGGCAGGTCTGGATCGCCGATGAGGCGCGGCATGTGCGTTTCACGGGCGGGGCATGGGTTGATGTGCCGCGACCCGGAGTCGTGCGCATCCGGACACTGACGGCGACTAGCCATACGCTGGAAACCGTCGATCTGGGCAGCATCCTCGAGACGACAGGCTCCTCTGCCGTCACCGTCACGATCCCGCCCGAGGCCTCGGTGACTTTCCAGATCGGCACACTGATCAACGTCACGCAGGTTGGCGCCGGGACCGCCACTGTCGCTGCGGCACCGGGTGTCTCGCTCAATGGCGTGACCGGCGGCGCAGTCGCGCTCGATGGCCAATGGTCGGGCGCAGCACTCGTGAAGCGCGGGGCGGATGCCTGGGTCATTCAGGGCGCACTGGCGGGGGCCGTAACGTGAGCCTGTTCATGATGCGCGCGGCAATCCTGGCGCAAGGCGGCGATACCGCGCCGCCGGTTGATATCGGCTCTGTCTGGCAACTCGACGCGAATAGGCTGCCGCCGGGCTACACGCTGTCGGATGAAAATCAGACCGCCGTGAATACCTTAGGCGGGACCAACTACCAGCGCTGGGTGCCCACCGCGAAGGCGATCCTGCCCTCGGACGGGCGGCGTTACTGGGAGGTGCTCTGCGCCGCGAGTGGGGCTGCCAGCTTCGATGGCTACATCGGCCCGGTGTCAGCCACGCAGCGTGAAGAATTCGACATTGGCAACAACCCGATCACACTGGGCTCGATCGGCTATCGTGGCAATGGCTCACTTTGGTCGTCCGACACCTCCACCGCATCCCAGCGCATTACCGGCCTGCCAACCTATGGTGCAGGCGATGTGCTGATGTTCGTGCTAGACCCCGCCGCCGCCAGTCTCTGGATCGGCAAGAACGGTATCTGGCGAGACGATCCGGTCAGCGGGGCCCCAACGTGGACCGCTGGCGGCAGTCCTGCGTTCCACCCCGTCATTCAGGGCCGCAATCCCGGAGATGGCGGCACATTGCGATCCCAACCGTCGCAGTTCAGCTATCCAGTCCCGCCCGGCGTGCGCGCGTTGGGCTTTGAAGAACCCGACCTGCGCATCTTTGAGGCCCACACCTTCATCGAGTTCGGGTGGGACAAGCACCTCAGTGTTGGTGAATTCGAAGCGTGGCTCGTCCTCGGCGGCGGCACGCGTCTCACCACGGCCAATGCGTCATTGTTTCTCGATCACGGTGGCGGGACGGGCCTCACCGCCGCCCAGACCTCCCTCTACATCGAAGTGGAAATACCATGAGCTACATCCTCCATCTGGGCCACCAGCCCACCGACATCTCCGGCATCTCAGGGCTTCTGAGTACCGTCGCGGCAGGTTTCGACGACACGCTCGACATCAATGGCCTTCGCTTTAATGGCAGCCGGACATTGGCTGGCCCCTTCGCCATCGGATGTCCGGCGCCTACTGGTGATATGTGGCTCGGGTTTCGATACGTGCCGCCCAACAGCGATTCAGAAAGCATTACCCAAAGCAATGCCGGGTTTCTGGAATTCTACGACGCCGACAACGTCAAGATTGCACAGATCCGACCACTCACCAGCACCAATCGCTACCACGCTGAGGCCTTGGGCGACACCACGGTGCAGGGCAGCTCCAGCTACACAGCAGCCAACGGCCAGCCGCAATGGGTTGATGTGCGTTTGGCGGTGGGGGCCAACATCACCATCGAGTTCTACGTTGATGGCGTGCTGCAAAGCGCGGCCACTGCGGCGAACACAGGTGGCAAGGGCAAGCCAGTTCAGGTCGTGTTTGTAAATGTCGGCCTGCACGGCACCAGCACCAGCCGTACCTGGTACTATGCTCATATCGCGGTCCTCGACGGGGTTTCGACAATCGGACGGCGCTTCGTGCGGCGCAGTCCCAACGCCATCGCCAGCTTCAACCAGATGACTGGCAGCATCGACGCGCTCAAGGATAACGATATTGCCACCCGCGTGGCGAGCACCGCGGCAGGCCAGCGGATGTCCTTCTCACTGACTGGCCCGACGGGCCCTGCATCGGTATCGGCTATCGCGGGCGTACACCTCAAACAGATTGCGCAGGCGGGAACCGATGGGCCCGACGCCATCACCGGGTTCCTTCGCATCGGCGGCATGAACTATGACGCCCCACCAACGACGGTGCCAATCCTGGCGACCAGTTCAGCTTACTCAAGCTGGGCCGTAAACCCGGTCGATGCGACGCCCTGGAGCGATCTGACACTGCCCACCGAGGTCGGGATCCTGTCCGCATGAGTCCCCGCCGCTCCGGGCAGGGCCATGTCCGCATGCCGGATGCCGAGTTCGAGGAACTGTTGGCGCGTGCTGCCGAGGAAGGCGCGAAACGCGCGCTGGCCGATGTTGGGCTCGATGGTAGCGAGGCCGCGCTCGACATCCGTGATTTGCGCAGCCTGCTGGCCTCGATCCGGTTTGTGCGCCGCACCGCCGTGCAGACCACGGTGCATATCATCACCACCGGCGTCATCCTCGCACTGCTCGCCGGGATTGCGCTGAAGTTGAGGGTGTTCGGCCAGGGCGGCTAAATCCCTCGCCACTGCGCGCTGCGGATACCCGGCAGCGATCCGCACCCCTTATCCAATCGCTCAACCACTCCTGCCTAAATCTCCTGCTGCCTTCCGGGCGGCGGGTCGTTCCCTGTCACTCCCAACTTTTATGGAGACCACGATGTCTGAACTCATCCGCACTTTCCGTCATTTTCGTGATGTCCCCGATACTCTGTGGCGCTGGCCCAACTTCAGCCCGGCTGAGATCGCCTGCCGCGGCACGGGCCAACTGAAGCTGCACCCGGAGGCATTGGACAAGCTTCAGGCGCTCCGCGACCGGCTGGGCAAGCCGTTGATCGTCCGCTCGGCCTATCGCAGCCCGGAACACAATCGCGCCGTCGGCGGCGCAACCCGCTCGAAGCACATGAATGGCGCAGCCTTCGACATCGCCATGTCGAACCATGACCCGGTGGCGTTCGAGGCGGCGGCGCGGGAGGTCGGGTTCCTCGGCTTCGGCTTCTATCCGCGCTCGGGCTTCATGCATGTTGACCTCGGGCCCGCGCGTCAGTGGGGCGAGCGGTTCCCGGTCCGGGCGACCGCATTTGCAGCCGAGACGCCTCCCGCGCGCGAAGTGCTGGCCGACAGCCGCACCATGAAGGGCGGCGGAGCGGCCGGTGTCGCCACATTGGGTGCTGCGGGCGTGGAGGTGGCGCAGAGCGTCCTCGCCGAGACCCAGACCGCCATCCTGCCGCTCGTCCCGTACCTCGACACCCTGCGCTGGGTGTTCATCGCAGCCGCCCTCGGCGGCATCGCTGTCACGATCTACGCACGTCTCGATGACTGGAAGCGGGGGCGGCGATGATCACCACGTTGCTCGGCGGTATGGTCGCCAGCCCGTGGATGCGGGCGGCGCTGCGCTACGGCGCCATCGCGCTCTCGGTGCTCCTGTTCCTGCTCGCAGTCCGTCGTTCCGGCGAACGGACGGGCCGCCTCGCCGAACGCCTTGAAACCACGGAGAAGGCCAATGATGTCCAACGCAGGATGCTGGAAGCGGCGGCTCGCCGTCCTCGCGATCGCGACGAGCTTGCTGAGCGGCTGCGCGACGGTCAGTTCTGACGGCAGCGTGCCAGGGGCGTGTCCTCTGGTTTTCGAGTATAGCCGCGAGCTCCAGGCCCGGGCGGCCGAGGAACTGGCCCTGCTGCCGCATGGTTCGGCCATTAGCGAGATGCTGAGCGACTACGCTGTGATGCGCGACCAGGCGCGAAGCTGCTGAGCTTCAAAATCGAAATCGGTAGGTGCCTTGCCTGTTCGCAGATGTTCAGTGTTTGGACAGGCCTGACCGCGACGAAGCAATGGAATCGTCTATAGGCAGTTTGACGGACGCTTCAAAACCCGAAGCAGCGCCGGGACGCGGGGATCTCAGAACCAGCGGGCTTTCGATGCGATCCGCGATGGCGGCGACGATCGCGAGACCCAGCCCGCTGCCATCTCCACTTGCGCCCGCGCGCTCGAAGCGGGCTGTGAGACGGTCCAGAGTTTCAGGTCGCAGGACGGGCCCGTCGTTCGCGACGATCAACTGGCCATCCCGCGTCAAGGTCACATCGACCGGGGCCCTGTCCGAGCCATGACGCAGAGCGTTCTCCACGAGGTTTCGACACAGGATCCCGAAGGCGTCGGGATCGAGGTCCGACATCACCGGTGCCTCTGGCAGCGTCAACAAGATGCGGCCAGGCGATCCAGTTCGGGCGACATCCTCGACCACCAGTCGCGCAACGATCCTGAGATCGGAGCATCGATCCAGGCGAAGCTGTCCGCCTTCGGCCCGCGCGAGTTGCATCAGGCGTTCGGACAGCCGGGTCAGTCGCTTGAGAGTGGCTTCTATTTCGGCCGCCCGCGCCCTGGCGGCCGTGTCGCCAGTTTCCGACTGCAGGCGCTGAGCCTGCGCGATGGCGCCGGCCAAGGGCGTGCGAAGCTCATGCGCGGCGTTCGCGGCAAAGCTTCGTTCCGCATCAAAGGCGGCCTTCAGCCGGTCGAGCAGCCTGTTCAGGGTGGCTGCCACAGGAGCGATTTCGGATGGAATGTCACCGCCTGGAACGGGTGACAGGTCCCGGGCATTGCGCGCATCCAGTCGTTCGCCGAAGCGTCGAAGGGGTGCGAGGCTCGCCTTTACGGCGAAAGCGATGGACAGCAACGCCAGGGGCACCACGATCAGTAGGGGGAGCCCAAGACCCATCCGTATCTCGCGCGCGACGGAGGCGCGGTGCTCCAAGGGTTCGGCGACCGTGATCCTGATCGTCCCCTGGAGCGCGTCTTCGTTGTAAAGGCGGTGGGTTGCGGTCAGGCGGAAGCCCGGACCGTCGTAGGCCGGAAAAACCGCCATGTCCGCAGCGTGCGACTGAAGCAGGATGCGCCCTTCGGCGTCACGCACGATGTAGGTGAAGAGCTCGTCATGCTCGCGGATGACGCCGAGCCGCTGCGTGAGCCCATCCTCTTCGCGCCCGACGATATCCACGACGGCCAGCGGCAACAGGCGCTGCGCAGTCTCCTGCAGCGCGGAGTCAAAGACCTCGTCCATCTCACCCCGCAGGATCAAGGCCGTCACGGAGGCGGCAGCGATCCACAGCACGGTCAACATAATGCCAAGGAACAATCCGAGTCGGGCCTGAAGGCTCGCGGGCCACCTCATGGCTTGCCTAAGCGGTAGCCCATGCCGCGCTCGGTCTCGATGAATTGTGGCCCGAGCTTCTTGCGCAGGCGGCTGACATGGACCTCGATGGTGTTGCTCTCCACCTCG